TCGGCAGCAGTGGTTAGTGCAGCTTTACCTATACCTATAATGGCAGTTGTAATTCCAGCAGTAGTAAGTGCCAATCCCATAGCACCAAATGCTTGAGATATTGACTTAGCAGTAGTATCCATACTAACACTTATTCTATTACCACTCCTTTGTGTATTTGATTCTAACTGAGATAATTGAGATGATAAACGATTAAGTTTATTCATCGCATCATCTACATCAGCACCAATTTTTATAAAAAACTCATTAGTTTCTGCCATTACTCAATAGAATTAACCCACTTTTTAACTATTTCATCCGAAAGATACTCTTTTTCTTTTGATTTTTCTAAATCCTTGCCTATATTGTCTATCCACAATGGTATAAGGTCTTTTGGTTGCTTAACATCCTTTCCTCCCATTGCAGCCAAAGAAGCCCACATTTGATTTCTAAGTATATCCCACTCCTCGGCTTTTCTAAATTCAAAGCCATGTTCGTAGTCAAGAAATTCCCCTAAAGTCATCCTTTTCCACTCCCATGGCTTCAAACCAGTCCTATAAATTCTTGTGAGCATATTGCCCCAAGTTATAACTACTTTTTTTTTGTGGCAGTAGCTTTTGGTGCATCTAAATCACTTGGCATCAAGTCTTTAGTGATCCACTCAACAACAGTAATAACTTGAGTTTGCATTAACCACTTAGTTGCAATCATTTTAGATGTCTTAATCTTAGCAACTAAAGCATCCGCTTGCTGATCTTCTCCATTGCAATAAAGATAGTAAATATGACCACTAAGCATCATATCTCTTGTAACCTCAATTAACTTAGATGGATTGTTTTCATACTCTTGCATATTAATTAAGTCATTGAAGTCGCCTCCTAATTCCTTAACATACACATCATTAATACTACCTAAAGAAAAGTCAAAGTTGATTTTTTTGCCTTCAAAAGTTATACTTCTCATGTTTTTGTGTTTGTGGGTTTAAAACAAAAAGGGTGAAGAACTAAATCCTCACCCCAAATGTAATCAATTATTTTTGATTATTATGCACCTACAACATCCTTAGTCAATGCTCCTGTGCCTTGCAATGTAACTTCTACGGTTGCAATTTCTTGATCACCTGCTTGAACTGGTTTAGAAGCTACATAAGCAGTACCCGTAAGAGTTGTATCTGCAACTGTTGCAGTCTTAAATGATACAGTTAATGCAGTTTGGTCTAACCAAGCAGTCAATAATTCATCGTAAGTGTAGTTAGAACCACCATCTGCGTAATCAACTTGAATAGTAGATGTGATAGACCAAGACTTACGACCTGGAATTTGAGTTGCCCATGCACCACTATCTTTGCTTGAAGTTTCAATCATTGAAGTGGATAAATCGATACTACAAGTAGTTTCGTTTGCTATTTTTTTAGTACCTACAAAAATGCGTAAGTCTGTTCCTTTTACTAATGCCATTTTATTATTAATTTAATTGATTTAACAATTGACTGAAAATTATATTTTGTTCTACTTGCCATCCTGTTGGCAATTGTAATATTACGGAATTTGTTTGATATTCACAATTGATGACTTGCCAACCTGTTAAGTATTGACTAAATCCATAAGTATTATTAGATGTAATAATTCTTGCAATGATAAGATTAGAAATATCATTTACTTCCTTCTTACCACCTTCACTTGAATCATATCTTTGAATAACACTAATTTCAATTGTAGAATCCCTTTGAAATGTATCTTTACTTCTTTCTCCTCTTGAAATCTGATTTCCTAAAACAATAACAGGATATACTGCACCTTCAGGAACAATTTCATCATAAACACCAACTGACTGGCTATTATAAGTAATTCCACTTAATGCTTGGTAGTATGCCTTCCGTAAATCAAATGCACTATCCTTGTTTATCATTTTAGTAAATTTTTCATTAATGTACTTGTTCTTCTATTTAAACTTCTTCTTGCAATAATATAGTAATGTAAAAAATATCGCCTTGGTCTTACAGGCATTCTTGGATTACCTCTTTTGAATTTTAAAGCAAAATCAGAAAATTCACTATACTCAGCATTTAATCTGAATTTATTGCCAGTACCAAATTCTTGATAAGGAGAGTATCCTGCACTAAATCCAATTTTAATATTAGGACTTCTTTTAGATCCTAAATTATTTCTATATTGACTACCCTTTAACTCTCCAGTATCAACAGGTGCACTTGACCTTGATCTCATCTCAATGAAATCTGCTTCTTTTAGCACATTCTCATTAACCTGATTTTCAAGTCTTGACTTTGCTCTGTCAATCTTATTTTGCAAAACTTTAAGACCTGCGAAAGTTATTTTAATCACTTCTCTTTGTTGCTTTAAAAGTAAGTTTAGTTTTTGTGAAGTCGGGATCGATTATATTACTTAAAGAATAATCAACACCATTAACTTCTAAAATATCAGTCGTTCTTGGTACAAACGCATTTCGGTATCTCATTTCTCCTTCAAAGGATTGATTTACTCCAAACTTGGAACTTTCAATATTTCTAATACCTCCGTAGTTACCATAGAACGAACTGGTTTCTGCAAAGTAAATATTCGTAGTATAACTCGAATAAGTTACTCCTGATAAACCACCTGCACCATCTGGAGTGCCAGATAGCTTGCGTTTAAATGTGCCTTTAATTCTATTAAGTCTATTATACATAAATAGGGCGATAATGTCTTATTCTGTCCTTAATTGCCTTTAAAGCAAGTCTTTTATCTTCAACCTTGTTATCAAAATCTACTGCAATAATATCAAGAATTGCGTTCTCAATATCTTTTGGTAAAGTAGAGAATCCACAAACATAAGTTACTTTAATACCATCTGCACTATAAGCACTAATCTTTGTTTTCTCACCACTCAATTCATAATCCTTATCAAGAACAAGAGTAGTGCCTTCAAAATTAACTACCGAAGTAATTGATTGAATAGGTGCAAATGGTAACATAACCGTACCATTGATTTGTGTATAAGAAAGTCTTACCGTTTTAGTTTTTAATCCACATTCGGTAAATAACTCAACCTCACGAAAAGCTGAAGCTAATAGTGCATTAAGTTTATCATCTTGGTCATTAAAATCAATGTTTAAGTGCTCCTTAACTTGTGCTAAAGTTATAGGAATAGGTAATGAATCTGATGTTACCACCAAATCCATACCTTGTGTCTTAACTGATTCTATTTCGTAAGCCATTATTTCTTCTTAAATACAGGTTTATCAGCCTTATCCTTTTCTGCTTTAACTGGAGCAGACTTCTCTAAAACTTCAACCAATTTTTTACTATTTAAAACATCTGCACGAGCATCAGAACATTCGAAAATATCTCCAGCTTGTCTTAATGCGTTAGTTTCCAAATCATGGAAAATGGTTAATACTTTTACCTTAGCCATTGTAATTTATTTAGATTTTAAAAAATAAGCCTACTGTTCTTATGGGAAGTAGGCTTACATAATCAACACAAAACAAAAAGATATATTATGCTACCACAAAAACACCTTTTCTCATTGCAGAACCGAAGTAGATTGGCAACGCGATTGATTCCTCAACACGAACAGTTACCAAGTTCTTAGTGAAGTTATCACCATCTTCGTAAGCAAACTCAGTCATGATGTTATCTTCGAACAACAATTCTGCTGCACGGTTCATATCACCTACTAAGAAGCTATTTGCATCAATGATGTCAGTAGCAATTACTGGAACACCTGCGATAGACAAGTTACCACTTGCAACCAATGAAGGGAAGGAGTAACCTGCACCTGATTCCTTGTTGATCAACAACTCCATGAAGTCAATTGGATTAACCAAAACAACATTTGGAGTGAAACGAGCAGCCTTCAATTGTGCGATAGCATTAGCTAACTTATCCCAACGGTTAGAAGAAGTTGTTACTGAACCTGATGGAGTGTAAGAAGTAGCTGATTCCCAAAGACCTACAAAATCAGAAGTCCCTGCAGTATCTAACAAGTTAGTATCTTCAACGATTAACAAATCTTGTACCATTTGAGTAGATACAAAGTTTTGCAACCAAGATAATCGCTGTAACATTTGCTTAGAAATCTTTGCGTAAGCAGCGATTGTTTTAGGAGTTACCTCTGTGATTGTGAAATCATAATCAACTTGAGCCTTAGAAGAACCTTCAGTTTGGATTGCAGGAGCACCTTCACCACCTGATTTCTTAGCAAACTTGAATACACCGTTTTGCTCAATTGTAGAAGAACGCATCAAATCACGCAAGTGAATTTGGCGGAATGGGTCAGTCAAGATAGTGTTTGACAAACCAGCAATCTTAGAAGCCCAATCAGAACCAATGTTTGCAGGCAAAGTCATTGTACCTACTGCTTTCATGTTCAATCCGAAGGCTGCATCACGGCGAGCACCTAAAGCCTTAAATTTATCAGCATTAGCTTCGAAAGCCTTAGCCATGAAGTTCTCAGGTTGAGAAGCTACATTCTTTTGGTTAGAATCCAAGATAGCATCAGCTAATCCTTTTTCTACCAAACCTAATTTCTCCTCTAAAGAAGCAAATTTCTCACCTGCATTCTTAACTTGGTTAGTCAAATCGTCAATGTTCAAACCTTCGATTTCACGACTAACACCTTTTTGAATCATTTCGTTAAGGTCGCCTTTTACTTCCTCAACTAACTTTTTAATATCCTCCATTATTTAAACGAGTTTTTTAATTGTTGTAAAAATTCTAATTGTTGTTTTTGGATTAATTCTTCTGGATTAACAACTTCGGGAGTGGTAACAATTTCCGACTTCTCTCTGCTATTAATTAGCTTGAACATTTCCGACTTGATAAAGTTATACTCAATTTCTAACAATTCATAGGATTCATCTTTTAAATTTCCTTTACGCAACATTTTGTAAAGTTTTTCAAACCTATCAGATAAACCCTTGGCATCTAACGATTTCAACCCCAAAAATGGAGTATCTGGATTAGCTGCCCATAAAACTGAAGAAAACTCATATAATTTAACTTCTTGAATCTCATAATAAGCAGGCTTATTTTTAGGCTCTACTTTTTCTTCTTTAATTGTCGAGAAACCAATTGAATGTTGATTAATTAAACCTTCTTCATAAAGTTTAAGAATATCTTCACCAATTTCAGTATCAACAATTTTAGCTTCAAAGTAAAGACCAAATGAATCCTCCTTTAAGACTTGTGGCTTTCCAAGAGGTTTAGAAGAATCGTGATCATGTAAAAACCAGATCTCATTCTTTCCATTTACACCTCTTTCTTTTATGGTTTTAGAAAATGCTCCAGGCATTATCATATCACCATGTAAATCAACATTACCAAACTTAGCAGCATAACCAGTTACAATTCGCTTCTCAATGTCTAAGTCAGTAATTTCTCCATCAGACTTTATTTTATAATCTCTCATATACAAATCAATATTCGCAAATATAACAAAAATAAATTACTACCAAACTATACAAACATTATGCCACATCGGCAATTAACTAATTCCGATACAGGTGCACTATTATCACCAGGAGCATTCATTGGGAATCCACCTACAATAAACTTTTCAGATAAGCCAATAGCAGGATAATTAGCCATAGCATTATGTGTTGCTCTTTCTTTTCCATCTAAAGTAACTATCCATTTTTTCTTAATTTCTTTTTTTTCCAACTTAGCCCATTCCAAACTCGCAAGATTCATAATTTTAGTTGTCTCAGTTCTTGCAATCGTTTGAGCACGAATAATATTCTTTTGCGTTAAATATAATCCAAGCAAAGTAATTATTGCAGATGTTGGTATGCCTTGCCCAAGCTTATCTTCTGTAAATCGTTTTATATCATTTTTTATTGTTCGAATGATACCAAGTATCACAATGAACTCAACGAGGTTGTTAAATAGCAAAAGAACGGCTAAATTCCATGCGTTATTAAACTCAACGTCTTCGGCTTTTTTGCTTGTTCCATTAAGGAACTCATTTTGCTTTCTTCCAAACTTATAATAAGCATCTTTAAGTATATCCATCATCCACTTGTCGCTAAAATGCGATGTGATGTGAAATGTACTCGGATTCCTTCCTTGTAGGCTTTTAATATAAGCCTTTGTTTCAATATTTAATTTAGTTTGTAGGAAAGCATAAAAACCTCTTTCGTTTATATCATGCCTTCGTGTCCATGCTCGGATGTATTGTTCTTCGGTCATCGTTTGTTTCTAAATATGCGTTCAACCTTTTTGCGTTCAATTCTTTTATGCTCAGGCTCATAAGTAATCATGAACCCAAGCAAGAAAGAACCTACTACACTAACTATTAAAATAATTGAAGTTATGTTATCCATATTAATCTTCATCTATAATTGGCGAACCAATTGTGTTAGGGTCAATATTTAAGCTACCAATCGGCACTTGATTTGATTTAATATACACATTTTGCATAATAGGGTCATTGGTTGGCTCAAAGTCCATAAACACCCTTTTTTCATCTTGTGTAAGTACACCATCAAGTTTTTCCAAGATTGTTGCTGCATCCAAGAAGTTTTGCTTCATCTCTGGATAAGCATCAACATCAAAACGAAGAATGTATTGTGCAGGGTTAATGTTCATTGTTGGAGCAAGCCAAGCAAGCATTTTCTCTAACACCTTTGATTGCAATGGAATAACGCAGTTAATGATCATTCTACGAATAAAGTGAGCCAAGTTGCTTTCGGTTAGGTTATCCGAGTTTAAAAGCACATAAGGATAGTGCCATAAACGGCAAAGTTGCTCAGTAGATAACTTACTCATTTGACGAAGGTCTAAGTCAATGTTGCTTGTTGATAGCTTCAAATATCCCATCTTCGTGTTTGAGAAAGCAATACGACCTTGGTTAGCCGAATTATAAACTTTGTCGTAAACTCGGTCTTGTAAGTCTTGATAACCAGTTCCACTAATATCTTGAACATTTGGGTCATCGGTATATAGCATACCAACGGCACCACGAGTTTCATAATTCTCAATTGCTACCTCTTCTCCACTATTTGCTTTTTGCAATACACGAGAACCAGCTTGTAAAGGAGAAAATCCACGAGGGATGCTCAAGAAATTAGTTTCGTTAGGATTGAATGAACGGAATGATAAGAAATACTTAGGATCAATGTTTTTAACATTTAAGGAAAAAATATTGTACCCAACAATCTTACGAAATCCATCTGTAACGATTTGATAGTCGTTAGCAGCAATAACATGAAGTCTTGCAATTCTACCCTTTTTAATTGGATCTTCTTCGGCATACACACCCACATCACCCAAAAGCAAGTACCATGAGAAAATAGCCTCAAAAAACTCCTTTGTTGTTTGGTAATTGTTAGGTTGTCTTAATAATGCCAAAATTGGATGTTCTTCCAATTCTTTTAAGTTCTTTCTCTTAATGCCATTAGCTTCCAAGATACTTCTATCATTTGGTCGCATCATTAAGGATTTATATCTCTCAGCTTTCTTTACATCAATCTTATTAGCTTGATATAATTCTAACGGAACTTCAACGGCACGAGATGCAATATCACTAATGATTGCATACACATCCACATTCTTTTCGTATCCATTTTGAATCGCATCACGATAGTCAGCGTTGTACAAAGAATATGTTTGCCCACCCATGAAGATTTGTTGTTGCTTCATTTGTTGAGCATTAATGTTAATGGCTTTTTTGCCAGTAAAAAAATCAAGTAATCCCATCGTTTAAAAAATTAAAAGTTTCTTTTTAGAATACTTCGTATAAATCGCATATCGAATAGCATCAAGTGCGTGGTTAAAGTCATCTATCGGTTTATTGATTGGTTTACCACCAACCGTTAGCCATTGATAATTATCCACTTCTTTCTTGATATTCTTTGACCTACGAGTGTAATACACCTCATACTCTCGCAATTTACTAATACCAGCATTAACGGAATCGTTCCCTTTAACTGCTTTAAGAACTTTGACCCCAGCTCTCCTCAATTCCTCAATTGATTTTGGATCGGCACTATCGGCATAAATCTCCCCATACTTATCGGGGTACATCTCAATCCTTTTGACCAAATCGGAATTAGTTAATCCTTTATCGTAAATTACTTCGTCAAGGTACAACTTATTACCAATTTTAGCAATTCTTATCAAAGCAGTCGGGTCATTAGAAAATCCAAAGTCAAGTCCACTAAAGATAACCTCGGCATCCTTCGGAAAAAACTCACACACTTGCCAATCGTGATAAATCAAGGATTCACTACTTGGTTTAGGGTTTTGCTGATAAAGCGACTCAAAAGTAAAAGGTTCATTCTTCTTTACCCTTAATAGCTTCTCGGCACTATGTTTTGCCTCCCATAAAGCCTCACCTTCTTTTCTTGGGTCGTAATCATTCTCGGCTCTTTCTCTTAGAGCGGGAAACTCAATAATTGTCCAATCATCATCTCTTTCAAGCAAACGACCTGCTAAGTCATCATCATACCAACGAGTTTGGATAATAATTTGTGCAGAATCGTTATGTAAGCGAGTTTCAAACACATCGGTGTACCAATTCCACAATTGCTCCTTGATAATGTTAGATTGAGCCTCTTGTCGGTCTTTTAATGGGTCGTCAATGATTCCAAGATCTACGGCAGTTCCAGTTAATGATCCACCACGACCAACGGCCTTTAAATAGCCTCCACTACCAACAACTTGAAAGAATTCTGCAGTACGAATAGCTTCACCCTTTTTTTCACTAATGCGTGTATCGGGGAAAAGTATCTTATACTCATCACTTGTAATCCTTCGTTGTATTTCGGCACTAAATTGTTCAGCAAGGGTTGCGTTATAAGATGCAAGAGCAATCTTTAAGTTAGGCCTCTTGCCAAGTGCATAAGTCGGGAAACTACGAGTTGATAATTCAGACTTCCCATGTTGAGGAGGCACAAATATCATTAGTTTCTTTATCTCACCATTAAGCACCTTATCTAAATGGTCGCATATAACTTTATGAAACCATTGCATATCATAGTCGGGCTTGATGTACTTAACAAAGTTATCAAACGACCTCCTCGAAATCTCTCTCCTCAATATCTCTATTTCGTAATTCTGAAAGTCTTTGTCTAATTTCTTCATCGCTTAATTGTCTTGGGTCTATAATATCTTCTCTAACTACCTTTTCCATTTGAATAGCTTGTAATGCCTTTCCATGTTGAAATTCTAACATAAATTGAGTATTCTTCATTTCGCCATTTTTAATATCACCTAAAATGGCATTGGCTACTACGGCAATGAAACCAGGGGTTTGAGAATCGGTTGCTACTCTTTTAATTTCACTAACGGTCATTGATTGAACCAAAGCAGTAACACTCATTACATCGTGTCTACTAAGTTTGACATCAAGAATATCACCAGCCTCCTCAATGACTTTCCTGATCATACTCTTTGGTCTACCATTAGGATTACGAACCTCACCTTTTTGAATAGGCTTTAAGTTCTTAATGCTATTTGGATGAGCCACTCTCTTTTTTTCTTCACTCATAAGTGTAGTTGTTTAATCGTTTCAAAATGGGTTTATATTTTTTTTATGTGGAATTGATTTTTACTTTCTTTTTCAAAATTGGCTAACCGAAAACATATTACACTATATCATTACACTAATAGTATACTAAAGAGTATAATAATATAATATATATCTTTTCTTATTTAGAACGAATCTAAATAACACTTAACTCCTTAATAACCAAGACTTTATTCATGAGTTTAACCCGATTTTTGCCTTATTTAGACTCAATCTTAATAGTGTTTACACCACAAACATAACACTTCTTATTTAGAATGAGTATAAATTCTTTGTTTTTACTGATTTTTTTATCACCAGTGTATACAGGTATTACCCAAAAAGTTTTAGGTTTTTTTTGTTGGGTACCCCGACCAACTACCACTACCCCCTTTTGCTCTTCGTGTTTCTTGATCACACCCCTGTTTACCCCACAATACACACACAAAGCACACAATAACATACTTTGCGTAGTCACAAAGGGTATACCTGGGTGAAGGATGTAGTAGTCGGAGGGTAACCCACCCCCGTATTTAACCCTTTACCCTTGATTAAATAGGGTATTAACACTGGATAAAAAAAGGCAAACTTATTAAACACAAATTAGATCTATTAAGGTTAACATATAACACACACACTAAGCACCCATATAAGCCCCATACTTTGCACCTAATGAACTCAAATAGGTATGCAAGTATAAAGACATTAACAAAGGATAAATAAGGGCTTAAAATCGATTTGTTTAGTATTCTATTGTTTCGGTGAAATAAGACACAAAGGTTAATAGCATAGATCCAGGAAAGTAAAAAGGAATAGTTCTAATAGAAAGAAAGAAAAGAAGCAAAAGAAAGAAAGATTAACTCCTTAGGATACTTTTTTTTTACACTTATTAGAATACTTTATTATTATACCATTAGTGTAATAAATAGTATAATAATTAGTGTAATGAATTGTAA